CGCCAACGTAGGTTGTTACACCACCAACAACGGCTGACTCAAGCACATCACTTAAATCACCGCCTTCTAGGGCTGTTAAGCCACCAGCAACAATGCCAGTTCCAATAGCTGTAGCCGCTACCGCACCGATTGTTCCTAAACCGATTGCCGCAGCCGCAGCAGTACCGATTGCCGCAGATGCACCTGTTACCGCTAAAATAGGGATTACTGCTGGCATTTAAAACTCCAAAATGTAAACATTAACTTCTTTACCATTCATAACAGATTTTTCCTGTCGAATTGGCAGTCCAGTTAACTTGGCTATTCTTGCAAACTTGTTGTCTTCGCTGTATGTGTAAGCAACTTTTGTTTTAATGTTCTTGAGATAGTTTGCTAAGTCTACAAAGTCTTTTACCAAGTCCATAGGGTTTCGCTCGTTACCCATAGTGTGAATTTCAACAACACCCTTACCACGGACAAGAACTAGAAAAAGCACGTTGCCAAGATGGACTAACTTTGCACCTTTATCTTGTACAAGTTTACCCAATTTGCCCATTGCTAAATCTGCTTCTTTTTGAGAACCTAGTTCTTTAAGAAAGTAGTCATTAGCTATTTGTGCAACTTCTTGTTGCTCTTGTGCGCTTATGGTCATCCCTTGATCTCCACGTTAGAGGTAATACCAGCACCGACCTTCATTGCTTTCAATTGAGCCTCAACCTCAAACTCCTGTTGCTTCATAGCAAAGTAAGCCTGTTGTTTCTCACGCTCTAATTGCAACTTAGCCGCTTCTTTCTCACGCAACAATTGCATCTCAAGACCAGCCTTCTGTTGAGCCATCTGCATATCAATCTGCATTTGCTGTTGTTGCAATTGCATATCAGACTGAGCCTTTTGTTGGTTAGCCTGAATCTCAGCTTGTGTTCTAGCCATCAAAGCCTGAACTTCTGGAGGCATTGGAGGCTCTTGTGGAGGAGGAGGATTAGACAATTGCTGATCTTGCTCTGGTGTGATCGCTTTGTAGAACTCACCAGAATCCTTAAATCCTGCCAACTCAACCATCCGACCCAAGGTAGAACGATACTGAGCAGGTGACACATAAGGATTGGCAGGGCCATACTGACCAATCAATTGCTCTTGTTTGGCAAGAACCATGTTCAGCATAGCCATCTGCTCTTGACGATTGCCTGAACCCAATCCCACGTTAATCGCTACATCGTACTGGTTAGCCCATGTGCGAGGGTCAAACTCTACAAACTGTCCACGCATACGCACCAAACGAGGCTTGTCTTGGTACTTACACAGCAGATGCAAGATGCCCTTAAACAGAGACTTAACACCTGTCTCAGCAAACAATCGAGCCATCAACTCGATCTTACCTGCACCAGCTTGTTGCATAGAAGCAACAGCAGCGGCAGTCACGTTCTGCAAGATAGATGGGTCTAAACCCTGAGAAGCATCAGATACACCTGTACGCTTGGATTGCATTGTGTCCAAGTACTGAAGCATTGGGAAAGCAGCAGTCGCTACGTTCTGCACAGCCAATTGAGATACAGCACCCTGAGACTTGGCACGAATAACACCACCTGCGGTAGATGTAAGCAAGTCGTCAAGGTTTACTTGGCCCTCAACAGCTACCACTCGTGCATTGTTTGTCAGATAGAGGTTATCCAGAATCTGACGAGTAATCGTAGTCTTGATTAGCTGAATGTCTGTTGTTCTGTCGGCTAATGAGTTACCAAAGAACTTGTGCGGAATTGGTATTGGGCAGATTGAGTGAAAAGGAACGTAGTCCACTTCCTCAACCATTTCCTTACCCTTCTCATCCTCAAGAATCTCGTTAGATGCGTAGAACACCTGAACCAATGAGGCAATACCCTTGCCATTTACATCAGTCTTAACATAGCACTCAAAGACCTCAATCTCTTGCATCGAGGGGTCATCGGTCTGCACTTGGTAAGGTTGCTCACCTGCGGAGAATCGAGCCACACGCTCTGGTGTGTATGCAAGTGCATCACCCATCTGTAAGCCTTCAACTTGCTTCTTGTTAAAGCCCATAGCTGTTAATGTGCTACGAGTCAACATCTGCCTGTGGGCAACGAATGGGCTATCAGCAATCGTTCTAGCCTTCTTGCTTATCAAGAACTCCTCTGGAGGCACGTTCTCAATGCGAACCCTACCAACCATCTTCTTTTGCTGCACCACAACATTATGAACAGAGTTAATGAGTGGCTGACCCATCTGGTCTAGCGCAGGTTGACCCATCTGGTCAAACATAGGGAAGTCTTCTGTGTCCTGCTCGACAATCTCCATTGTGTCGTCAGACATGAGCATCGCCAACTCATCGTTAGACAAGTTGAAGTAACGCTCTTTGGTGATGTTTTCTTTGTCTTCCCAATAGGCTTTAACTACGCCATTTTTCTGAAGCAAGGCATCTTTAAACCAATCATGCAGAATGGCTACACCTTCGTTATCACGAGAAAACACCCAATTACAGTAGTCGGTGGCTTGCTTGGCAGAGGCTTCATCTCTTGGGCCTTGTGGCTCAAAAACTACAATGTTATCTGAGCCTGTAAAGATGCGAACTAAGGAGGGTAGAGCACCATCAACTGCTTCGGCTACCTCACCTGTAACGATCTGGCTCTTGCCTTCTACTTCATTCCCGTAAGGGGAACGCAAGTAAGCCTCTAGTGCTTGCTTACGCTGCTCGACTGTCTCGCTCTCAATAAATCCAATCGAGTCGTCAATCTCAGCTTGTAGTATCGACTTCAAGTCGTTCGTTTCCATGTTTTTCCTTTGGAGGGCGACCCATTCGGGGTTTGTCCAATTGTAATGCTTTTACCACATTTTCCAATAGTTCAATGCGGTTTTCAAGTTCTTTTATCTTTGGGGCAAGATTGACCCCTTGGCGTTCTACATACATCAGACAATCCATTTCGGTAGTTTGTTAATCGGTTTATCCCAAGAAGAATGACCTTCATCCAATCCAAGGGCTAAGTAGCGGAAAGAGTCCGACCCATGACTAGACCAATCATGCAAGGGACGCTCATAGAAAATCTTACGCTTTTCATCGTATTCCCTGCGGTAGTTTCTCAGGCAGTTCAGTCCTGTTTCTACCTTTGGCATATTAAACCAGCACCTTGGCAGCAAACGCCTTACCGCTTGGATACCATCGTCTAGGCTTAATCTTGGGGCTATCTTGATCTCTAACCCTGCTTCTTCAAGCATTTCCATGCGGCTCTTGCCTGTGCCTAGTTCTCTAACCCTAACGTCATGGGGCAAGATGTGTTCGGCTTTTGTGTAGTCGTTATCCCTAATCCACTTCACATAGTGGTCTAAGCCAACCCCGTGATTCTCGTAGTAGTCGATCAATCTGATCTCTGAGCCTACCAATTGGGCTACCCAGATAGACGTAGAGTCACTCATTCCCAAGTCCCAAGCAGTAAATGTGCGGCTTAGTTCCTCGTAAGGAATCTCCTGCATGTGCTTCTTTTCCTCTAGTTCATTGAGTATCTTTCCATAGAATGACCCCTCAACGCTAGAATTGAAACTGCACTCAAACTCCTGCAAGTACTTGTCTTCGCCCATCTCATTCTTGGCTTGCTTTAGTTCTATCGCATCTACTACCCCTGTCTCAGAGGCTTTGAACTCAAGTAAACCCCATCCATCCTCTTTCTCAGCCCTGTCTCGCAGTTCCTTGAAGTGGTTGTGTCCTTTGGGTGTACCAATGAAAAGACAATAGCCCTTACGATCACTCAAGGCAGGTCTAATGATGTCTGTCCATATCTTAGGGTTTTGGTCACCAATCTCGTCAAGAATGACCCCATCAAAGTATTGACCTCGCAAGGAATCAGGATTATCAGAGCCATATAACTGGATACGCCTACCCCAGAAGTCAACTCGCAACTCTGAGATGTTGGCAGTACCGCCCAGAGGCTCTGTGTACTTGACTAGGTAATCCCAAGCCACCCTCTTAGCCTGTCCATAGGTAGGCGCAATGTAGGCATATCTCGGTGCTTCGTTCTGGTTTAGTACCGCATCACGGATTAGATGGTTTAGCGCAGCAACAGTTTTCCCAAATCTTCGATGGGCAACTACTACTGCAAACCTATTTGCGTCTAGTAGTTCGTGAACCTTGATCTGGTGTTCCCTTGGTGCGTAAGGGATTTCGATTACTTCGCCCATGTAACGCTTATCTCAATGGGCCTATTGTCGCTACCTGTGTGTTCTGTTCTAGCTAACTTAGGTGTAGCGTACTCAGCTAACTTAGACAACATATCTAACGCTTTGTAAGGGTCAGGACGAATCTGCTTTACCTCGTCACCCTCTGCCACTAATTTAAGCCACTCAGAGACGTTATCAGCGTTATCCTCTAGTAGACACTTAACTGTCTCTCTGAACTCGTTAGTGACCCGATTAACCGCCCCCTTGGGTCTTCCTCGACCCCTATTGGTTAAATTTTCGGAATATCCTGCCTCTAATTTATTCATTTTGTTTGACTCCTCTAGGGTTGGTCAAGGTTAAGTTAGTGTGTACTACTATTCTAGCAGACTTGTTATCTCTTTGCGTTTTTCTTCGTCTAATAGACCTGTCGCACCCAAAGGTAACGCTGGCATAGCAAACATCTTATCGCCAAACTTTTTAAACAATTGAGTCCGTTCTTCAGGTGTTTCAT